GATTCGTCCTGGACTTCGTAGTCGGTCTTGCCGAAGACCGCCTGCACGGCGAGAATCTCCGCGTCGCGCCGGTATTCGACCTCGCTGGCTCCATGTTCCTTGAGCGTGTCGGACAGCCATTGGCTTCCTTGCTGGAGGAGGTTGGCCATTGCCGCTACTGCTCCAGGCGGACGCGGACGGTCGTGTCGGCGTCTGCGGCGGCGATGACAACCTTGCCGAGGTACTTGTTCGCCCCGGCTTCGGCGTCTTCTTTCGCCTCGGAGTCACCGGCGTCCCAGTAGACCTTGGCGCCCGCCGCAATGGCCGAGCCGCCGCCGGTGGCCTTGGGGAAGTCAAAAACGCCTTTGACCGCCAATGCGCCAAGCGCATCGGCTGCGATGTCCAGCTTTGCGATACCGATAAGGTCGCCCTGGACCACCACGTCGCCGGCCGATACGGCGCCGCCGGGGGTGTAGTCGATTGCATCGCCGTCGTGTACGAAAGTTCCTGTGTAAGCCATTCTTCAAATTCTCCTGTGTATGGAGTAAGACGGGCGATACTCGAACCGCCCGCCGTTGGGGTTATTGCTGTTAAAGCCTTACGCCTCGCCAGTCATCTTCACTGCGGCCCGGAAGTCGCAGAGGTTGGCGCCGAAATCGAAGAAGCCCCGGAAGGCGACTCCGAGCTTGTTGAAATCCAGTTCGCCTCGCTCGATGGTGGGCGTCCGCTTGCCCTTGAGGTAGACCATCTCCAGCGTGGGCAGATCGTTCGGATCGGCCAGCAGGAACCAGGCCTTGGCGCTCGCCGAGGCGTGGAAGGTCGTGTTGTTCAAAAACGGGCTGGAAACCGGGCGGTATTTGCCCGCATGCGGGTTACTCGCAGGCTTGGGCTTGTTGGCCGTGGTTGTCTCGTTGACCGAAACGTCCTTGTATATCTGCTCGGCGTATATCTTCAGGCCCGTGGGAACCAGCAGGATCGCCGGGTTGACCAGGATCGGGTCGCCATTGCCGTCGGTCTGGTCCAGGAACGTCTGGGTTCCGGTGCTCAGCGAACCGATGCTCAGGGCGGTGTCGGCGCCTGTCTCGTAGTTGTTGTTGTCGGCGTGGAAGAAGTCGCCGGTATTGTCCAGCAGGCATTTGAAGCCCGCCCGCTCCCTGGCCAGGGCGGCTTGCCGACCGAGCAGCGCGGGAATCTTCAGGAAGGCCCCGAGGTCGTCGTTTATCATCATCTTGCGCGTCAGGGCGATGATTGCGCCTTCGGTCTTTGCCTGGTTGGTGTAGCCGGTATCCTTCAGGCCGATGTGCTTGAGTTCGCCGTCCGGCCCGACTTCCTGAAAACTGCCGTCGGCGGCCAGGGAGTAGCTGGCGACCTGCTTGAAGTCGGGCACATCGCGGAATGCGGCGATCCGGTCGATAACCGACGGCACCGCCCGGTACGCTTTGAGCAGCCGCTTGTTGGCGACGTTCGACAGGATGCCGCTGAAGCTCAGCGTACTGAAGCCCGCCTCGATCTGACGCCTGTCGGCCGTCATTGCCGCGCGGACCACCTCGTCGGTGACAGAACCGGCGCGGATAGCCGTACCTGCCGCTGCGATGCTGGCGAATATCAGGTCCGCAAGGCCGAAGCCTTGGAAGTCGGAGCCGACAGCGGCGTTCATCGTCCGTTCGTCGAAGTATCCGCCCGCCTCTTCCTCGGACAATACGCCGGAGATGCAGAGGGCCGCTTCCATAACAGTCGCGGGGTTGGGGCCGTCCGAACCGTCGCCCGCCACATGCATCTGCGGCATGGCAAAGCCCGCTTCGAGCTTCTGCTTCTGACGGGCGGTTTCGACCTTGGCTTCGACGAGTTCGGCGGTCCAGCCTTCCTTCAGAGCTTCGGCCTGGATGTCGGCGAACTCGCCGCCGCAAATACGCCCGACCTGGTGCTCGCGGCGCATATCGGCGATCTGGGCCTGCAGATCGTCCAGGCTCACGCCGTCGCCGCCGGGCGTAGCGGGCGGCTGGGTTTCGGTTTTCCATGCGGCCTCCAGGAACTGCGACTGCGAGTCGTTGGAAGCTACGATTTCGGGGTCAAATCCATTGGCGACAAGCCATTGCTTGAACTGGGGATTCATTGTTTCGGCTCCTATAAGTTCGGGCGTCTGCGACGCCGCCACGTTGGCCGATGTTCCGCCATCGGCTCCGAGTACTACAAACGATGTCTCACGCAACTTGGCCTTGCGTGCGATGTAACACGGCCCGTCGAACGTCCGGCCGTTTGCCTGGGCCTTCTTGCCGGGCTGGACAAACTCCATGCGGATCGCTTCGGCGCCAATAGACGCCTGCCACTTCATCCCGGCCGCAGAGAGGCGGGCGATCTTCTGGGTCATTGGCGTGGTGTCCTTGGGGAAGATTTCCCCTGCTATCAGCAGTTGATGGTCCCGGACCTCGATGCTGTCGGCGCTCCCAGCTACCCAGTCCGGATCGTTGAGGTGGTTGCCGAGGATGGTCATGGGCGTGCTGATCTGCAGCCCTTCGAGATCGACCACCACCGGATGGAACCAGCCCTGCAGCTTCAGCGTCCCGCCGGTGTAGGCGACCATCGAAAATGGCCGGGGCTTGCCGGGGTCCGGTTGGCCGTCGTCGCCCGCGGGCGCGGCGGTGATATCCACGGCGGCGGTGATCTTCATCATCCGGTCGTCGGGGGCGTGTTTGGCCTCGATTAGCTTGCCGATGCAGTTGCGGGCGAATGGATTCTTGATGTTGAGCTTCATTGGTCGCTGTCCTTGTCCTGTCCGATGTTGACGCTGATCTGGTCTCCGGCCGTAACGACGCCGATTGCCTCTTCTTCGCTGAGCCCGTATTCGGAGGCCAGGTCCTTGGCTAGTTGGATCTTGTTGAGCTTCTCGCGGACGCGCTGCTCCTGCTGGGTCTCCCAGTCCTTGCCCTGGCTGGCGTATTCGGCTGCGAGCGTGGTTGCGCCGTTGACGAGTCTGGTGGACTGGGCTGCGGCCTCCTTGACGGGGTCCACCGGCTCGTTGCCGTCCCAGAAGAACTGGTGGGGGAGGGATTCCTCGCCGTTGCGCCACTCGGCGAACTGTGTCAGGAGCGTCAGTTGGCGAAGCCAGACGGCAAAGAGCGGTTCGACGGCGACCACCTCGCAGTCGTCGCGTTCGACTTCGATAAACTTGTGGAAGCCCTGGCCGTCTAGCCGCCCCGAAGCGAAGTTGTAACCGCCGGAATTACCCGAGGCGATATTCAGGGGCATCTCCAGGCAGCGGGCGATTTCGTTGATGATCGAGCGGACGAAGGTGTCGTAGAGGGTGGTGGGCTGCTCGGCCTTCATCTGGGCGGCCTTCCAGCCGTCGGGGACGAAGGTGGCCATACGCCGTTCGAGTTCGATGGTCCCGAATTCGCTGGCCTCGGGGACTTCCGCCGCACCGGTGTCGGGCGGGAGCAGGTCGGTATAGAAGATCACGGAGTAGTCGGCGGCGGTTTCGGCCGCATCGACCACCGCGAGCGTGTAGCGCCGGAGTTGGGCGAACAATGGGAGCGCCGGGGTGATCTCGGGGACGGCGCGGTGCGTGCCGGGCCGGTCCTCCCGCTGCCAGTGAATTACCTGCCGGGCCTCAATTCGCCTGGCGGTGAGGTCTACGTCGAGCGAATCGCTGCCGGGGTGGTTCGGAAGCACGTAGTATGCGGTCGGATTGCCGAAAGAGTCGGACTGGATACCGTCGACGATATCGGCGCCGCCGAGAAAGTTCCGGGCCAACCTCTGCGGGCTGGCGATCTGGTCCGCTTCGATCAGTCGCAGATCCAAGTCAATCTGAGAGTCCAGGCCCTTGTTGATGCCGATAAGACCGAACGCCTCCCCGTCGCTGACGCGTGCCATTCGCATGGTCCGGAGCTTGGCGGCCAGACGGACTCGGCGGGACCACCTTATCCAGAGGGCTTCGGCCGTGCGGTTCAGTTCCCTGTTGGGCGTGTTCATCTGCAGGCGCGGCCCCTTGCCGATAGTCGCCTTGGCCAGTGTCAGCGCCATGCCCTTGGCCCACGAGTTGTTTGCCATCTCGTATCGCGCCCGGGCGCGGATGATGGCCCGTATCTCGGGGGAGTTGGCGGCATTGGCCGAGAGGGCGTCTGCCAGAGCCCAGTGGCGGCGGTTGTTGCCTGTGGTCTGGGCGGCATCGTACTTCGAGCGGATTGGCAGGGATGCTGTCCGTCGGTTCGGCGCCTCTCGGGTTTTCGTTGCCGTCTGGGTCATGTCGTGCCCGGTGGGATAAGTTTGGCGTGAGTCACCGCGGCGGCCGGGTTGGTCCGCGCGGATTTCGCCGTCTGGTGCTTGTCCAGGGCTATCAGGTCCTTGAGGGGGCGGCCTTCGGCGGACACACCGTCGCTGTCGACCCGCCTGGGTCCTTGTGCCGCTTGGGAAAGCACGTCGTCCATGTTCACTTCGTCTGCCATAATTGCAGGGGCGGGATTTGAACCCGCGACCTTTGGGGCATGAGCCCAACGAGCTACCGGACTGCTCTACCCTGCTGTGTCCGAGCGGGCATAGAAAAAGGCCACGCGAGTACGTGGCCCCACGTGGCCTTGTGTTCTATTGCATCACCGGAGGGATCAACTTCGGTGTCGCTCGGTCGTATTCGGTTGTCGGTTACCGCCGATCACATTGGACCGGCTATTCGGCTTCTGCTGGTAGTATTGGCGTCTGGGGTGATTGGAGTCAATGCGAAAATGGGGTAGAGGGGAAAATCGTTACGCATGTGTAACAATGGGAGCGGGATCAGAAGAAAAACCGGCGGGTACGGGCGGCTTGCGTCGCCCTGCACACCGGCGGGAATCCTGCCGCGCAAAGAAAGATCGTTACATGGGCGCAACGACGACGACGCGAAAAACGGCCCGCCCGCGCCTTTCGCCTTGGAAGCTACTCGCCGCGGTCGGGCCTTCTTCTTCGCCTGCCCGCTGCCGCGAGCACGCCGGATGGCCGGGTGGTCCCTGAGCACGGCGCGGCCGCGTGAGCTTGCTCCACCCGCGCGGATCTGGCCGCGGGCCTTTTCCAAAAAACGCCGCCTGTGTTTCAGGGGCTTCGGAGACACGAAACCCGATGTTGTTGTTCTCGTTCGTCGGGTTGTTGTTGTTCCGGTTCGATGCGTGCAGGTTGTTGTCGTTGTTGTTGAACGACCCGCCCCGCAAGCCGCGATACGACCCGTTGTCGTCTCCCGGTCGCCCGTTTACAGCCTCGTCGCTGCCCAAGTACGTCGCTGCGCAGGCCGTAGCTCTGGGCGTGCTGCGCGTGAGCGCCCCAGGCCCGCACCCGTATCGTCAGGTCGGCCGGGTTGCGCAGCTTGTGATTGACCTCCCACAGCATCCGCCGATACCGCCGGTCGAATCGCCGCACGCTCGACGATCGGATGCGAACCCGACCGTCGGCGAACACCACGAATCCGGCAAAGTCCACACCCTTGCCCGTCGGTGTCAGCCGGTACTTGTCCGGGTGCATCCGCAGGCGCAGCTCCGCAAGCTTCGCCTTGATCCTGGCCCCATACTTCCGCAGTTCGTCGCGATCATCGCCGAACAGCAGGAAGTCGTCCATGTACCGCACGTAGCCGCGCACGCGCAGATCGTGCTTGACGAAGTGGTCCAGGGGATTCAGATACACGTTTGCCAGGAACTGGCTCGTCAGGTTGCCTATCGGCAGGCCCGTGCGGCGAATCTCGTAGTCGAACAGACCGCCGCCGGGCATCCAGTGGCGAAGTTCCGCATCAGCATGGGTATCGAGGATCCGCATCAGCAGATCGAGCACCCGCCCGTCGCCGATCACGCGCGCGACCAGGCCCATCAGCACCTCGTGGTCGATGCTTGGAAAGTACTTCGACACGTCGCACTTCAGCGCCTGGCGATACCTGCGCGCAAAATGCAGCGTCCGCCGCATCGCCGCGTGCGTGCCCTTGCCCCGGCGGCAGGCGAAGGAATCCTCGATGAATCGCTTCTCGAAGATCGGCTCGATCACCCGCACAATGGCGTGATGCACCACGCGGTCGCGGAACGGGGCGGCGGCCACCAGGCGGTCCTTGGGGTCGTGAATCCAGAAGTAGTGATATCCGCCGTGGGCGTAGGTTCCG